CCAAGCATATCTACCATCAATATTCTCTGCACAAGGGTCAACATTTACCAAAACATCAACACCAACAGATTCCAATGTTCGTATCAATTCCGAATGTTCTTTATCAGGAATATAAAAATTTTCATCTGCCATAGAAAGTGGTGACATTGAAATTGATAACCCAAAGAGGGCTAATAAAAACTTATTCATATTTTACGCTAATTCACAACTTCAATAGTATTATACAAAGAATCAAAAACTCTATTAACTGAATATGACATTTGACGATATCCACTCCCAACATATATCTGACCTGCTAATACTGATACAGTAGCAATACCCCAGAAAATATAATAAAATTTAGACTTAACTTGGTGTCTTTGTTTCTTTATTTTTTCTTTCATCAGATCCTCCCATACCTTTCATCCAAAGCATATTAACAAAATTAATAAACTTCTTTACTTGAACTCGCATTCTACCATCAACTCCGTTAAACAAGCCAATATATTTATCTCTTGGTCTGCTACAAAGGCAATCTGGTACTGATACTTAGCAATAACAAGGACAGAAGCAGGAATAGAAGCAGGAACCAATGATTCATAAAGAGCATCATAAATGCGACGCAAAAGTACAGAAGAATCATTGTCCAGATTATTAACGACCCACTTGCGTACTTCAGAAAAGTTTTTTTCTTTAAGGTTTTTAATAAGGTCATTGACTTTTACATCTGAAAAGTGTGCAAGAATACCAGCATTGATTTCTCCACCTGATGAATATCTTTGACACTCATTAAGGACTCGTCTCCAATCTGGGAAGTGTTTGTTAATCAGTTCAACAAGAACTTTTGGATCTGACTCAACACCCTCATCCACCAAGATTTGTTGAAGTCTTTTAAAGAACTGGGCGGCAATTGCTGGTTTTTGTTTTCCCCCAATTGAGAACTCAACCACTGCACATCTTGAGTGGAGTGGTTCAATGATTTTGTTTTTGTAGTTGCAGGTAAAGATGAATCTGCAGTTACTACTAAACTCCTCAGTAAACGCCCGTAGTAAGAGTTGTACGTCGTGCGTTGTGTTATCTGCCTCATCAATGATGATGACTTTGTGTTTCGCAGTTGACGAAAGCGATACGGTCGAAGCAAAGTTTTTTGCATTATTTCTGACGGTATCAAGGAATCGTCCCTCATCGGATCCATTGATGACATATGCATCTACTCCTAGTTGATTACAGAGTGCTTTTGCTACTGTAGTCTTACCGCATCCAGCAGGACCAGCAAGTAGGAGATTAGGAACCTCCCCTTTATCTAGAAAGTCTTTAAAAGTTTTCTTAGTATCACCAGGGAGTATACATTCATCAATAGTCTTTGGCCTATATTTTTCTACCCAGAGAAATTCATCTCTCATCAATTTTCCTCATTGTAAAACTAGAATCACCATTACAAATAAACTCTATACTATCACCTTCCTCCCAACCAAACTCTTTTAACATTTCTTCGGGAAAGGTCATTACACCTTCCTCATCCACAACAATACTCGTTTTCATACTAATTTTGATAAAGATATCATTAAAAGGAATGTTAGCATAACAACTACATCCCACGATTTAGTCCTTATAAAATAAGGAACTGAAATAAGATCTGCTGCAAAGTGCATTACAGCTCCAACAGTAACACTGACATGAAGAACAATAAAGTAAGCAATGATAACAAGACCACTACCTACTATTCTTAATGGTATATCAGGGTGTTTCACTCCTCAAATGTAGAATCTGGTTCTAAAGCAATAAAATAAGTCAAGTCACGATTCTTATTAATAAACTTAGAAAGAAGTTTTTGAGATACTACTACCTCATATGTTCCGGGGAGAATCTTAATATTCTCAACTTTAAAGTTAAATGAGAATGTAGCATCAGTCTCACCAACTACAATAGAGAAATCATTAGAAGTATCATTCTTCTTATCCCTAACAACCAACTTAACAACACCAGCCTCACCAACTGCAGAAACATCTGGAAGTTGATATATTGATGCTGCTTTAATAAGTTTATCAAGTTGTTCTGTACTTACTTCAAAGCATACATCCTCACTGGGAAGTGAGATATTCTTATCAGGTGGAGTAACAATCACAGTAGGGTCTGCAAAGAAATACTTAGACCTAGATTTACCCTCACGAATAACAGCATATCCATCATTTGAAAAATCAAGGTCAGGATTGTTGTGAAGACTCAATCCATTCAAGAACTGATTGAGATCATAGATACCAAAATCTTTTGGGAAATCCTCTTCAACTGTTGCTTCTGCAAGAATATTTTTCATTACAGATATGGTGCGAAGCTTGTTTCCTTCCTTAAACAGAATAGACTGATTGATAGAAGAAAAGTTCTTGAGAAGTACAAGTGTTTGATCAGAAAGTTTCATAGGTGTCCGTAGTTTCATCATGAAGTCCAGAGAAATGGTAAAGAAGAACGCAATAATGAATTGCTTTTAAAATATCCATTTTAAACTTTCCCCTCTTCTTACCAAACCGGGAAAGATATTTAATAGCATTGCATCTGCAAAATGCCTCTGCATCACCAATACTCTCAATTAAATCAAGAGTTTGGGTTTTAGATTTTTCAGATGTATAATGTGCATGATATGTTGAACTAAGATAATGTCTTACCTCTTCTAGAGTCTTATCTTCATTATACTTCCAAAACCCAGTATAGTTAGTGGGAATATTAATAGACTTTGGATCTGGGCTAGAAGGATGAATAACTAATGGTCCTTTCATCCTATCATCATTTTCCCAAAAATCAACTAAGTCAATATCACTAGCATCACTAATGCCAGGATAATACGTATCATCTTCAGGGGGATCAAACATCATAAAATCATAAGTAATTTCTTATTTGCTTTATTGTATCATGTAAAGTTAAAAAAGTCAAGTGGGTTGCCTGAGATTCGAACTCAGGACCAACCGGTTAAAAGCCGGATGCTCTACCACTGAGCTAGCAACCCTTAAATGTTGTGGCTCAAAGAAGAGCCACAAACTAGTTTAACTTATCAACTGACTTTCAATGTTCCAGGAACCTCTCCTCCAACTTCCATAACGAAGTCTGCATCAATCTTATCATAGAGTTCCAAGAATGATTGCTTGGTCTCATCATCGAATCGGTTAATACATACTCCGATTGCCTTTGCCTTATTATTGAAGATGCTATAAGCTCTAACAATATGGACTAGACGACGGGTGCTAATGATTTCCTCAATACCACCATCATAGAATGTCTTACGGATAACATCACCCCAATCAACAAGACGCTTACAGAAGGTTCTATCCTCAATACCAAGATCAAGGGCAATACCTTCAAGAATCTTTTGCTCTGTAGCAGGTGTGGGATATTCTTGTTCAAAGGTTACAGGGAACCTTTCAAGGAATGCTTCATTAAGAACGTTAGTTCCAATAAATCTTCCATCATCAGACCCCTTACCTTTTGTATTGGCGGTAGCAATAACATTGAATCCCTTAGCAGGTTTTACAAACCTACCAATCTTCTTCAGAAACACACCGTTCCCTTCAAGGATGGACTGGAGACAGAGGATTTTATTGCTAGCAAGGTCAACTTCATCGAGTAGCAAGATTGCTCCTCTTTCAAGTGCTTCAATGACAGGTCCGTTATGCCAAACAGTTGCCCCATCCACAAGGCGAAAGCCACCAATAAGATCGTCTTCATCAGTTTCAATAGTAATGTTTACACGAATCAACTCCCTCTTGAGTTGAGCACATACTTGCTCTACACTAAATGTCTTACCATTACCAGACAATCCTGTAATAAAGGTTGGATAGAAAAGTCCAGAACTAACAATCTTTTTAAGGTCATTGAAGTTTCCAAACTTTACAAAACTATCATCCTTTTCAGGAACAAGGTTTTGTGTAAAGGAAGGTAGTGAATCAGGAACATCAGTTGGTAGTACAGGAGTAACTTCCTCAACCTTACCAAGATCCCATTTACCCCTACCGGATTTGTAATCAGAAATTTTATTAGTAATGGTTTGATAACCCAAACCATTCATCGCACTCCA